TTTTATTTCTATCTTCCCATACTGGAAGGGTTGGTGAACTATTTAAACGTGTAATAGTATTACCTGCATTACTACCCCAAGGATTTACTGGTTTAACACCACCAGGAAGTAATCCATAGTTTATAGCATCTAATACTTTGTAACCTTTAGCAATATTTTTAGCCCATTTTTTAGCAGTACCTTTGTAACCTTGAACAGTCATATCCCATGCTCTTTTAAGACCATCTTTATTTATAGTAGGAGATACACCAGGAATTATAGGTTTATTATCTTTTTGTTTAGGAAAAGAATATGTTTTATCACCTATAGATTGCATTAATTTAGCATCATTTTTTAATTTAATACCACGATAAATGTTAGCTACATCAGCAGCAGTAAGTTGTTCTTTACCTTTAACACTAGCAAATGCTTTCTCAGCTAATGCATTGTGTTGTTTTACACGCCTTTTAAGTTCGTCTTTACCAAGACCAGCTTTACCTTCACCTACTAATTTATTGTAATTAGGACTTCCCATTATAGATTTTCTAATGTATATACGTTACGTTCGTCTATTTTTGGAGCTGCAACTGCAGCAGCAACTGAGTTAACAGATACTTGACCATCACTTTTACCATGTGATACAGGTTCTTGTACTAATCCCATGTCAGTAAGTACACTATGACTAGCGATTTTTTCAAAGTTAATACCTGATTCTACAATAGATTCTTCATCTTTATTTTCTAAAGATATTTCGTGTTTGTTATGATAATGTCCAGGCATTATTTACTCACTTTCTTAACAGGTTTAGCTAATTGTTTTTTAGCAAACTCTTTAATTACTACTAAAGCTGCAGACGCACCTGATATTGCAGCTAACTGTACTGTATCAGCATCTACACCAACTAATGGTGCTACTGTTAATGCACCAATAAATGCTTCAACAAATGTCCATAATGTTTTTTCTAATATATTTTTATATTCTTTACTCATAATTATCCTAACTTAGAAACTAATCTTATTATTTTTGGAATACCTTTTTTAGATTTCCAAGCTTGAAATTCTTTAAGACCTTTTTCATAATTAACTTTAGTTAATTTTTCATCAATCCATTTTTTCTCACCAATAGGTCCACGAATCATATGGTCTATTATAGCCGCAGGAGTTTTAGCAGTATCACCAACGATAGTTGCTGCATACTGTGATAATGAACTGTAATTTCTACTTATATCAGATGCTTCATCAGTAAAAGAAATCATTTTTTGTAATTGTCTTTTAGCTTCTTTTTTACTTGCATCATCAGGAAAATATTTATTTTCTAATTCATTATTTGAAAGTGGTTGTCTTCGTTCAGAGGAAAATATATTATCATTTACTGCCTCATCAACTTCATCTAATAAACCACTTTTAACTTCATTAATAAAATCATAAACAGTCCCTTTAAATTCCATAGCAAAATCTCTTGTTCTAGCTTTACGTGCTTGTAGTTCTTGATTGACACCAGCGACTGTATTAGGCATTGGTTTATCTTTTAAAAATTCCATAGTTTCTTCATTCCAACCTTTAATACCTCTAAAACTACCTGTATCAAATGCTCTAGTTTTATTTTCTGATACTACTTTATCTGGTAATCTAAACACTTCTTCAAAAAATGTATCTGGATTAGTTGGGTCATAAGAGAAACCAAACTTAGCTAATTTATCACTTAATGATGCAGGTTTAGAAAACTTAGGATTAATTTGTGGACCACCAACTCCACCTGGGTTTAAACGTTCACGTTCTCTAGCTCTAAAATAAGATACAGTATCGCTTGTTTGTTTATCAGCTTTAACTTTATCATAAGCTGCTTCACCTTCTGCTTCTATAACATCATCATATTCACCTGCACCAACTTCGTAATATTGATAATTTGCAGTTTCTGCCCAGTCAGCTGATTTGTTAGCTTGATTTTTAATGTAATCTGTAGAAGACTTACCATCTTTTTTAGGGTCATAATTAGGATTATCATAATAATCTACATTCTGACCACCTGTATTATTGCCGCCTTTAAATGCTACCATTTATACTCCTAAAAAAACTTACTAAGGTTTAACAATAATTTTTTATTAACTGGTAAACCATATTCTTTTTCCATATTTCTTAACGCTAGTCTAACAAGATTATTTTTATTTGCAACGTTTGGATACATTGCCTTTAATTGATTCATTTGATTAACTAAAGATTCTTGTGTTTTATATTCAGCTTTAGATATTCTAGGTGTACTCTCATCAATAGCACTAGGTACATATGTTTGTTTAGGTTTGTATTCTCTTTTTGTTTTATCATAAATTTCTATTTTACCTGGTTGTTCTTTACTAGCTCTTTCAGCTTGTACATCTGAGTCGTATCTTACACCTGATAATCTATCAGTACCAAAAGAAGTAATACCAGTACCTATTGGTTTTGCTTCATCAACTTCAGGTCCTACTTTTAAAAATATTGACTTACCTTTTTTATCAATACCTACAGGTAATTTATCTCCAACATTAAAACCCATTTCTTTTATAGTTTTATTTCCTGCAGCAGTTGGATGTTTAAAATTAATAGGTATTGTATTATCACCATAAGCTTTTTCATAATTTATTTTTGCTGCAGCTTCTAAATCTTCTTGAGTTTTATTCATAAATCCACCACCTATTTTCATATCACCAAAGTTTTCTGTAAGCATAGGTTTAGTTTGTGTACCCATAGCTTGTCCTTCTAGTAAACCACCCTTACCTTGTTCTATAATATTTGCTTGTGATTCGTCTAATGATTTACTTAATTTTTGTGCACGTTTAGTTTCAGTAGATAAATCTATTTTGTCAAAATCTTGTACCATTTTGTTGTATTCTTTAATTTCAGCACTACTTTCAAATGGCATTTGTTTACCAATGTTGCTTTCATTTGCAGTTTTAATTAAATTATATTGTTTTACATGACTATCTACAGGTCCGTAATACTTATCATCATATAAACCTGATTCTCTTTGTAAATATTCTAAGTCTTCAGTTGCTTGATTAGCAGCTTCTACTGCTTTTGTTAAAGCACTGTCACCAACTGAAGGTAATGTTTTTGATATGTCAGTTCCAGATGTACGTAACATACGACTAATACTAGATTTAGTTACTTTTAATGCAAGTTTATCTGATAGTCCTTTGTTTTTAGCAGTAAAATATTGTTTAGTTAAACGCAATTCATTGTCACTAAAATCATTCAATGATTTATAAACAGGTACATATTTTTCTACAAAACTAGGTCTAGGACCAGCTGAACTTACATCTTTTAACATAGGTGTATAACCTCTACGAAGTTGTTTACCTATATCAATGTCAGCTTGTATATCTGACAAACCTCTAGATACAGTAGTTTCTATATCACCTACTTTTCTAGGTACATCTCCTTTACTTTGTTTAAATATTTGTTTACTTTTTACACCACCTATATTTTCTACATCACTTATATTTGCTAAGTTACTATCTTTAAATTCACCTAAGCCATGATTACCTGTTGATTCTAAAATTTTATTTATAATTGCTGTATCAAATGCATCATCAGCACCTTCAGATATTAATTTACTTGCATCTACTGAACCTAATGCTACTTCACCACCTAATTTTAATTCAGCATGTATGCTTTTTAATACAGGTAAATCTTTTTTACTAACATTAAATTTATTAGATAAACGAACAGAACGACTACCACCTTTAGTTAATTGTTCTATAATGTATTCTATTCTGTCTATGTCACTCATATTATTCTTTTTCCATCAAGCTTAGCAGATAATATTTTGACTTCACCACTTATCTCTTGCAATTTTTCCATAACTTGTTTAGGTTGTATCATATCTGGTGGAGCTGCATTAGAAACTTCAGGTGTAGGTAACTTACCATCATAATCTATATATTCTACTTCTACATCTAATCCTGATTCAATAGCAGCTAATACACGAGGATATACAAGTGCATATGCATCACGACTTGAACCAATAAACCCATCTTTAGCTACTAAATTGCTAGTTTGTGTGTTACCTAACAGCAAACAACCTGCAGTATTTTCATCTGTATTACCTGAATGCCATAGTATCCATTCAAATCCAGGTACATCTAATACCCATATCATACCTTTATGAAAGTCTGCACCATATCTGGACAGATAACGATTATGAAAACCACCTTCTGTACGTAAACCTAGCTTATAAGTACCAGCAGGTATGCGTGTTTCACCCCAGACTTTAACATCACGTTGTTCATCTTCTAATGTGTAGCAAAGAAATGTACGCTTACCATTGTTGACTTCAAATAACAAACCTGATGTAGAGTCTTTTTGACTACTAACTCTTAATACTTCGTATTTCAATTGATTCCCACACTTTACACCAACCTCCTGGTGCTACTTGTTCTTTGAATGCAATGCAATAGTTATTAATATAATGTTTGCAATTAGAACAATACTGACCAGTTGTATTACTTCTGTTAACATATGCTCCTGGTAACGCCATTACTTTT